GCTGTTGTCGCTCGCATGTCGGGCAAACCTGCCTCCCCTCAGGGATCGGATCGCCGCATACGATACAGACGTTTTCCAAAATCGATCACCTCACTTTAATTGCCGCCAATAAACGTTTATAGTTGTTTAACTCATCAGATCCGCAATCAGTTTGAAAAAGATGTAAAACTGTTGTGGAACTACTGCATTTCCTAATGATTTAATTCTGTCCACCCTATCGGGTACCCCATCAACCACTCGACAAATTCCGGGTTCATCCGGCCAATTGAGCCACGCGGAGTGGACTCTAACAAGCTCTGTAGGTTGCTGTCGTAATTGACCCCCCCACATACCGTTTCGGACATCCTCCCTTGTACATTGATGCTATCGGAGTCGGTATCAACTGAGTGAACGCTGTTGTGTACCCCATCAACCATTCCAGCAGTTGCGGATTCGTTTTCCCGCCGTTGCCCTGCGAGAGATTCCTCCGCTCTTCCTCCGTTATCATCCCTTTTTCTTTCATCCGCATCAGCGTCTGAAAGTTTCCAGTTCCGGCGCACAACGCCGCCCCCGTTGACGGAGTAGGCCAGAATGCAACACCGCTCTCTTTTGTGTGGGGCATCGACACCGCAAGCCGGAACAATAAACGCCTGTGCGGAATATCCTTCGCCTTCCAGGTCAGAAAGCACCTGGTCGAGTGCCAGATTGACGATTCCAGGCACATTCTCACCAATGACCCAAGTTGGTCTGAGTTCCCGTATAACTCTGAGCATTTCTGGCCAGAGGAAACGGTCATCATCTTTGCCCCCTCGCTTCCCGGCAAGGGAAAAAGGCTGGCAAGGGAATCCTCCTGAAATAACGTCAACTGTTCGTAATCCGGTACGCTCATAAAAACTATCGCCCGTTAATGTTCGGATATCTCGCCATCGTGGAACATCCGGCCAATGTTTTTCAAGCACTTTGGTCTGGAAATCTGCCCACTCGCATTGTCCGACCGTTACGAATCCCGCCATCTCGGCAGCGATATCCAGACCACCTATACCGCTAAACAGGGATAGGTGAGTTAACACTAACGTTGCTCCTTCCTTAGTAATTTATTTATTCACATTAGTTGTTTGTTTTTCGCTCTCGCGCGTCCCGAAGCACCTCTTCCAGCTGCTCCTCGATCATGTCCACCAGCTCCGCCGGCATCGTCTCCATATCCACCCACAGCTCATCACAGATGTCTTTCTGAATCGGGCATTCGGTGCACAGGTCGTCCCGGCAGCACCGGATCGCATTCAGGACCTTTTTCACGCTTATCTCGTCCATCACGCGTACCTCCGATAGCTCGACTTGATGTCGTCATTATTCAGAACCACGTACCTCATGGTCGTGTCGAGTTTATCGTGGCCCAGCAGGGCGGCGACTTCCTGGATCTGCATTCCGTGCCTGGTCAGCTCCGTCGCCTTCGTCCGCCGGAACTTGTGCGGATGCACATGTTCGACGCCTGCAGCTGCTCCCAGTTTGTTCAACATGATCCGAACGCCGCCAGGCTTGAGCCGTTCCATCCTCCGCCCGATGAAGAGCGCTTCCTCGTGATCGTCCCGGCTGGCCAGGTATTCCCTCAGGATCTCGCCGGCCACGTCGTCCAGATATACTTTCCGTTCCTTGTTGCCCTTCCCGTGCACGACGCACTCCAGGCGCTCCAGATCCACAGCGTCCCTGTTGAGCCCCGTCATCTCGCTGATCCGGCAACCTGTGGCCCTCAGGAAGTGAAGGATCGCCCTGTCGCGGATGCACTCGCACGCCTGATTCAGTTTCTCCAGATCCACACCGCTGTATGTTTTCTTCAGCTTCTTCGGGACCTTAATCGTCCCCACGTTGCCCATCGGGTTCCGCTCGATCAGGCCCTCACGGTGCAGCCATCCGAAGTATGAGCTAAGGACCTGCCTGCTGCTCTCCAGGGTGGAATCCTGGATGCCTCGCTCTTTCTCTGCCGCCAACCACAACCTGATGTGGTACACATTTACGGCCCGCGTCCGGACCTTAGCGTGTTCCATGAATCTGCCAATCACGTACATATATCGAGCGATTGTTTTCTCACTCCGCCCCGAGATTTTCAGGCTTGCAACGAAGGAGTCCATCAGGTCGTCCACGCCGGTGAACTCTTCCCGGACCGTCTGTGTCACATCAAATCCGTCCAGAACGTCACTGATCACCTTCAGGATCCGCGGCATGTCCCGGACCGTCACGATATCAGCGCAACCGTTTTCAATCTGGCTGAGCATCGCCTGCTTTGCATCTATTGCCATTTCCTTTCCTCCTTTCCGAAAATGTGCGCGCACCCGGAGTCGAACCGGGCAGCGGTGGCACGCTCCTTCAGCCCGCTACAGGAGAGCAATTCACATCCTTTCAATCGGGCCTCCGGCACCGCCCCGCCGGGACGCGCACGGTAGGTGTTAGTTGGTCATCTTTTTTAGCTTGTTCAGTATTTCTTTGTGCGTCTTGTTCGATTCGTATTCAACGACCGTTTTCCGCTCGTTTCTATAGTACGTCACGACCAGGATGTTGATTTCATCTGAGTCAACCAGACTCTTGTATGCTGCCAGCTTACTGTCTGGAATGTGCCGGTTCCATGTATCGCTGTAGTGCATCCCGCGCCTCCTCCCATCCGTAGCAACAAATTGCCAGGTAACCGAGCTCATTCAGTGCCGCATTCCATTTTTTCTGCACTGGATCCACTCTGCCTCCGGGCTTCTTCATCTCGATGAATAGTCCGTGATAGCCTTGCATCGGAATCGGCAGCATCAGATCCGGCACGCCCTTCCTGCATCCCATCTGACGATTGCGGGTAATCCATCCCTGACCGCCGGTCGTTTCGTTCGGGATGTGAAACAAAAACTGCCCCCACGAGAATTGCCTTGCCCATTGGATCAGCTGCCGCTGGTGCCAGGCTTCGTTGCGTTCGTCGCTCACTTCGCAAACCTCCATCCAAAAAGCATGTGATGGATCTCGCCGCGAGTGTGTCCGCGAAAATCCTCCAGGGTCAGGCCAAGTCGTGCAATTTCAGCGCGTTCCTTTTCTGAACAAAGCGTCAGATCAGTTTTGTTCTTCCATTCCTCATTGGGGTGCGCTCCGGGATATGTTGCCAGTCTGGATTCCAGTTCTGCCATGGTCATTGCCTCATCGTCTCCTTCCGCGCCATTTGATACTGGAGTCAGACGCCCACACACGGGGAACATCAATCCCCGGTGTGGAGTGTCTGAACCCAGTATGGTTATTTTTTTACTCCCGAGTCCCGAGACATTCTCTATATAAGATTTCATGTCTCGGCTCGGGGATTTCCGAGCAGGTCGACATCCTCTTTCCATGCGGTAGTTTTCCCTCTCATGTACCGGTAATATCGCCTGCCCCTGATCAGGATCTCATCCTCATCCCGATAGTGGACGAATATTTGCCCGCAGACGGTAGCGCACTCGAAATCGGTGTCCGTTCCGAAATACTGCCGTTTCCCTCCGGCTTCTTCCAGCGTGATCGCCGTGTCTCCGCTGATGCTTTTCCTCGCATCTAGCGTATCGGCAACATTCTGATACAGGTCACTTTTTGCTGTCTGATCTTTCCCGACGCCTTTTCCGGACCCGCGGTTCTTCGCTGCCGACTTCAGATCCCCGTTTACATCCAGCTCGTGCACCGGGTGCCGGAACCATGCGCGGAAACGCGGCATTGGCGGAAACTCCCGCAGCGTCGCGGAAAACTCCCATCCCGTCAGCACCGCTTCGTCCGGTATCCCGTTCAGCTTCCGGTAGTTTGCCTCGCATCCGTCCGTTTTAACCTCCGTCATGTCCAGGATTGCGTCCGGGTCTCTGGCAAACACGCCGGATCCGCTCGACCGGTCCATGGCGTTGTTGTATTTGTCAATGGCGCCTTTGCTGTGATGGTGGCAGTAGATCATAGCTGCGCCCAACTCCGTGGATACGCGGTCGAAGTAGGAGCAAAACTGGCTCATCTCCGTCGCGTTGTTTTCATCGCCGGTGATCACCTTATAGATCGGGTCGACAATGATTGCCTCATAGCCTCTTTCCTTCAGCCGGTGAATCAGAATTGGCGCCAGCCTGTCCATGGGCACGGACCGTCCGCGCAGGTTCCAGATGTCGATGTTGTCCGCGTGCTCTGGATCCATCCCGCGTTCATGGTAAATATCAATGAACCGGTGGAAACAGGACGCGCTGTCCAGTTCGAGGTTAACGTAGCAGACCTTCCCCTGCCTGCACTTCATGCCGAGCCATTCCGCGCCCTCCGCGAGCGATATTGCCAGATTCATCAGCAGAAAACTTTTTCCGGCTTTGCTTGGTCCGGCAATCAGCATTTTGTGGCCCGTCCGGAGAATGCCCGGGATTAGCTCATCTCTCAGCGGCGGCGGATCGCGCCACACGTCGGACAGCAGCACACTTTCAGGAAGATCGTCCGCCTGCTCCTGCCGCCAGTTCATCCATTCCTGATAGGATTTTTCGCCGATGTTCCGCGCGACGATGTACTGGTATCCGATTCCGCGCTTCGCACCTGGTACCCGGCTGAACCGGCTCGCGTTTTTGTCCTGCGGATCCGGCTTGAACCCGGCCTTTTCCGCGTACTCATACAGATCGTTAACGCGCTGCCGGTATTGCTGGGCGTTCTCCGCGTCGATCCGGACGATGGCGTGCAGGCTCTTTCCGCCGGAGTGAATGACGAACGTGCACGGCAGGTGCATCGATTGAATCAGGCTCCACTGCTGCTCGAGCGGGATATCGTCCGATTCCAGCAGGCAGTGTTTCCACCGCGTGACGTTCGTGTCGTTTTCGCCCTGGCCGTCCAGCGGGTTGAAGCGGATCCAGACGCCCGCCGCGTCGTTCGGCTTTCCGAATCCAGTCCGGCCCGCTTTCAGATCCGCAATGATCTGTCCGGCAGTCCGGCCGTATACGGTTCCGGCCGGATGCCATTTTTCTTTCTTCTTGTCGTACGTCGCCTGCGTGCAGAATCCGACATACTCATCCTCCTGGAACAGCGTGGTCAGGTATTCGAGCGTTTCGCCGCGGCCGTCATAATTGTTCGGCACGTCTGGCACCTTTTGCACGCTGCCGTACACGGGGTCGAGATGAACCTCTTCCAGCAGCAGGTTGTGCAGGTCGTAGTGGCCCGCCATCGGATCGTCTCCGGACGGTGTAAAACCATACCGGCACGCGATGTGGTAAAGGGTCCCGCCGGTCACCTCGTCCCGGCGGAATCCATCCCACTTTGACTGCATTTCACCCGCGTTATACTTGCTTCCTCGGCTGCTCCAGTCGTCCCAGGCGGAGAACGGTGCCCCTTCCGTCTTCAGCGCCATGCCGATCTTAATCCATTCGTCGTATGAGCAGTCCGGGTTGATATAGGAAAGCAGGCTTGCGTAATCAGTCATTCAGTCGCCACCTCTTCCATCCGACCGCGGCAAGCTGGCTCATTTTCTTGCTTGCCTGTTCAAAGGTCCAGTCAATCGGCTCGTATCCGAATTTCCGCAGGGCGCTGATCTGTCTCACGGTGGCCATTTTTTTGTCCGCCCTGCTGATCAGGCTGTCCAGCATCTTGCAGGCAAATCCCTTCGTCACGCCCTCCGCGTCAACCCCGAAGTTTTCCAGGGCACGGACCTGCGCCTCACTGGCGTCTGCCTGCTCCCAGGCAAAAATCGGCTCGTAATCCAGGAGCGAATCATCCAGCAGCGTGAACACATCAAGCGGGTTCAGCAGCCTGCTTTTCTTTTTCTGCTGCTTTGCCAGTTCCGCGGCCAGCGCAGATCTTCGCGCTTCCTCCGCGTCCGATACGGCGTCCAGCAGATCAATCTCTTCCTGCTCGGATTCCCGGGTGACTTTTTCCACATCGTCTTCGACATCCGCGACCAGGTTTGCGGGCTTGCAGAGATTGTGCTTTTTGCACAGCCACAGGAAATCGAGGATCAGCAGGTTTTCCTTTCCGGGGCTGAGCCGTGTGCCGCGCCCGATCATCTGGGCGTAAAGGCTGCGGATTTTTGTGGGCCTGAGCACGACCACGCAGTCTACGCTCGGGCAGTCCCATCCTTCCGTCAGCAGCATGGCGTTGCACAGCACAGCACCTGGACCTGCATTGTCGAACCATTCAAGCGTTTCCTTTCGGTCCGCGCTTCCTCCGTTCACTTCCCTGGCTCCGGGAATCATTCCGGCCAGTTCCTGAGCGATGGAAATAAGCGGACAGAATATGACGGTTTTGCGTCCGGCGGCATAGGTTTGCACCGCTTCCGCGATCTTCGGCAGGTATGGCTCCAGTGTCTCTGCGATGGAATCAACCTGGAAGTCCCCGCAACTGACCTTGACGGCGCTCATGTCAATTTCGAGCGGCACCGTGCGGGCCGTGATCGGGCAGAGGTAGCCTTCGCCGATCGCCTGCTTCAGTCCGTATTCATAAGCGATTCCCTCATAGAATCGCGCGAGGCTCTTTTTGTCTCCGCGGTCCGGCGTGGCCGTTACCCCGAGGACCCTTGCTTCGGGGAACTGGCCCAGCACCGTCATGTAGCTGTCAGATATCGTGTGGTGTGCCTCGTCCACGATCACGGTCCCGAACTGGCCGGAATAATCCCGCCGCATCATGGTCTGCACCGATCCGACCGTCACGCGCTCAAGGGCCGATTCAGCGCCCTTGATCTTCCCCGTCGCCTCTCCGAACATGCGGTAATATTTGTCCCGCGCCTGTTCGATCAGCTCGTCGCGGTGGGCCAGGATCAGCACATTGCCCGGGCGGCCGTGGGCTACGGTATTAAATACGACCGTCTTGCCGCAGCCCGTCGGCAGCACCAGCAGCTCCCGCTTCCATTCGTTCCAGTGGTCAATGATCGCGTTGACGGCTTCCTTCTGGTAGGGTCTCAGCTCCATCAAAACGGATCACCCTCCGCTTCAACCGGCGTCAGGCCCTTTTCGTAATTCTGCCACTCCTTGTCGTTCGCGCATGCCTTCGGCGCCCTGGACGGCGGATAGCAGTTCTTGACGCTCGGGAAATCGTTCCCGTTGGAGCTTGTCCGGATCTCGATTTCGCAGACGCCGTCCTTGCCTTTGACTTCGTCCATGTTGAAGGAGAACCGGCCGTTTTCCTTGCACATGCCGATGCTTTCGGCAAACTGGCGGAGGGCAAACAGCGCTTTGGCGTACACGTTGAACGTGGTCTTTACGGACGCGATCCTGTACTCGCCGCCTTCGGTGGTGTACGGGATATCGAAGTGCGCGATCAGCTGCTGCGTGCCGTTCGGGATCTTGTCGGACTTTCCGGTGTAGAATCCTTCTTCCACATCCGTCACCCGGAAGCGGTATGTTCCGGCGGGGATCACATCAAATTGATTGTCGTCCAGTTCCAGGTTGTGAAGATCGTAATTAGCCATTGTTGTTTTCCTCCTTAGCGCATTCTATGCAAAGTTTTTTCCCGTATTTTTGAAGGGCGAGCTCGGCCACCTCCGCGGCAGAATGCCCCAAACCGGCGCGAATTTCCTTTCCGCACTTCTCGCAAATCTCTCCGGGCAGTTTCGGTTTAATCCGGACGGCATCCGTATCTTCCCCGAACGCCTTCACGCGCTGCACCTGGAGCACAACCCGGTGCCCGGCCCACTCTTCGATGTACGGTGTGCCAAGCAGCTTCGTGATGGCCTTGCAGTTGGTCTTGTTCAGGATCAGCGGCTTCTCTCCAACGAGGTGGGCCACGATGCACATGTCAGACCTGCCATCCGCTCCGGTAATTTCTTCCTGGGCAACGTAGTCAATCGTGACGATTTTTTCTTCTCCGGGATTGAATGCGTAGGCGCCCAGGTAGTTGGGGTTCGTAAGTTTCTTCCAGTGGGTTTCACTCATCTCCGATCGCCTCCCATTCAGGCAGGATCAGGACATTTTCGCCGTAATCCGGCCATTCGTTCGCTTCGCTGCATTCCTTGTACTTCTTCAGCAGATCGCGCATAATCCACGCGCCGCGGTCCAGAAACGCTTCGCCGGCGTATAGCAGATTGATCGCGTATGGAGCGTTTTTTTCCTGGGCAATGAACAGGAACCGCTTCGGCTCGTATCCGTTTTGCCTGGCCGCTTCCATGTACATTGCCGCCTGCAGGTCGTATCCGTAGCGTAGCGCCTCCCGGAGAAACGCCTTGGTGCTGGCGTCCGTCGTGGTCTTGTAGTCGACAATGGTGTCGCCGACAATTGCATCCAGCCTTCCCTTGCAAAACACGCCGGTTTCCGGATCTGTCCACGTCAGCGCCACTTCTGTCTTGTCCGGCGCGAACATGAGCCCGGAAAATTCCTTTTCCATTGCTTCGATAATGTCCATGTCAGCCTTGCTGATAACCTCTTTCCCGGATTCCATCAGCTCGGCCCAGATTGCTTTTCCTTCTTTCGTGCGCCGGTCACATTCCGGAGCAATCGCGTACCGGACGGAAAATTCAGAAGGCTCCAGCAGTTTCGCGTGAATGGCTCTGCCGAACTTCATCGCGGGCGTGTCTTCCCTCGGCATGTCGTGTGTCAGATGCCAGTAGTGCATTGGAGATCTCCGCATCTCCCATAGGGTGGACTTGTTCACGGCATCAATGTCTTCGTATCTCATGTGTATCTTTTCCCTCCTTTGATGTCCTCGGCGGCAAATCCCGCTCCTTTTCGTATTGCTTCCGGTGCTTAAAGAACGGACACAACCGATCCCCGAAAAATGTGCTGGTCAGGATCACGCACCGCCCGCGCTCGCAGGCGAAACAATCCGACCGGATGCAGGTGGTTGTTTGTTTACTCACGCTTTGCCGCCTCCTCCATCAGGATCACCGTCAGGCGGTTGCGGATTGTTTCCTCCCGAGCTGTCAGCCTGGCTTTTGCCTTTGCGAGGATTTCGAGCTGCTTCAGCAGGTATTCGATGGTGGTATTCATTTTTCGCCCTTTCTGTGCTACAATGAGCACGAATGTATCTTTTTCTCGGGCCGGTTGAGTGTTGGTAGCGCTCACCGGCCATTTTTGTTTCCCCCGTATGTGTTCCCGCGCATGATCCGGATCAGGTCGACCGCCTTCAGGCACTGCGGGTGCGGCTGCTCCACGCTCAGCTGATAGACCGCGCTGCTTCCGTCCGCCATCCGGACTTTGACGCGCTCCGGGACTTTGCTCTCGCTCCCGGGATCCCACAGCCCGGTGATCATCGTGGTGGGCAGGGTGCGAATCTTTCCGTTGGTCATGAATTGCCACCTTTCATTTCTTCCATCGTTCTAAGTTTTGCAAATTTGCAAAAGATATCCGTATCTTTGCTGTTCGCAATAACTGCCGCCGCAAAAGCTTCTGCACGATTAAAGACTTTTGCATAATCATATTTTTCGTGAAAAAGCATTGTTAATCGGCCTTTGTTTCCATTAAACATTATTCCCGTGAAATAGGTTTCAATTTTTCCGTACTGCTTATACAGAAGACAGTATTTATCTGAATCATTGACGACTACTACATTGTCCTTATATGGAACGAATACTGGCGTTGCCATTACAGTTCCACCCCCAATATTGCCGCGCATTCCTTCAGGTCCGCGATAAATTTGCGCCAGCCCTCCACGGTCATGCTCAGCTCGTCGGCGTCCTTGCTTTCGAAATCAATCCAGTCCTTGCCGCTGATCTGGCTCCGGTGGTATGTGCCGCATTCCCCTTCGATCGCCCGGACGATTTTCCCGCAGACGCACGTTGGCTGTGTAATCTTTGGCGGTTCCGTCAGCTGCTCCGCCGGTTCCGTTTCTTCCGCCTCCGGCTCGTCATCTTCTTCCGTCTCCCCGCAAGCTGGCGGTTCCGGCAGTCCCTTGATGGTCTTCGGCAGCTGCTCGAACCGTTCCGGATCGTTGTCCTTCAGTGCGTTTCGGATCATGCCCCACTGGTTAATCGGGCTCTCCGCGCCGCAGCTCCGGATGTAGCTGATCGGGCTGTAGCCACACAGCGCCAGATTTACGGCGTGGTCGCGCTGATCTTTGGTCAGTGCTGGTTGTCTGCCTTTCACTTTGCTTTCCTCCTTTTGTTTATCATATGCCCGCAGACAGCGCCACGAGCAGAAATACGCGCCCTGGTGGTTCTCTTGCCGCTTGTACGCCCACAGATCAATCCGGCTCATCGCGAAATGTTTCCCGCAGACCGGGCAGTCCTTCTCATGGACAAAGGCGCTGCTTCCAATCTCCATTTCAGCCGCCCACCTTTATCCACAGCCAGAACATCAGCGCTGTCGCCACGAACGGGAAAAGCGTCATCATCAGCGCAAGCAGCTGCTTCTCGAAGATCTCCTGCTCGCTCATGGGAACCCGGATCTTGTGCCCCATGGTGGTCTTGATCGTTTTGTACTGCTCGCTCATTGTTTCGCGCTCCCTTCTCCCTTGATAGCCTTGCCCATCAGCGCGTATTCCTCCGGCGCGACTCGTTTCATGATTCCGCCCATGATTGTCACCAGGACCGTCAGGGCCACGTTGATCTCGCGCAGTTTGTCCAGGATCTGGTCGGTGCGTTCTGTCGTGGTTTTCGCATCGTCATGCGTCATTTGTCCGCCTCCTTCATGATTGCCTCGCGCAGGGCGCCGCGTAGCCGCATGACGCCGTGGTTGTGCATCGCGACCGAGTTGTTCCGGAACTCCGTCAGGTCTTCACATGAGCCTTTGCTCTCCACAATGATGGAAAAACTCGGCTCCTTGAGAACATCGATTGCGGTTTCATCCAGCAATTTCAGCAGATCCTTCAGGCAGATCGCCGCATATTCGCTTACCATACTCTCGCTCCTTTCTTTCGTTTCTGGCTTTCGTCCGGGCCTCCAACAGGCCAGGGCTCTCGCGCTTGATCCGGGCAACGGCCCGATATACTTCGCGTTCAAAGCTGATTGATAAGTTTTCCATGGTCTCCCCTCCCGGAAGCTACTTTAAGTAGCGTCCTTGGCTAAAAAAATAAGATTGGGGCTGCGCTGGTAGAGTTCGCACATCTTTGCAACCATTGGCGCTTCTGGGAACGTTACATAATTCTCGTAAGAACTCAGCGTTTGCGGAGTGATTCCAAGAGCATGAGACGCTTCCTGCTGGGTGATCCCGGCATTTTTCCTTGCTGCTGACCACGTGATCCTTACTTCATCCATTCTATTCACCTCCCTCCAGACCTGGTACGCGAATTATATTACGCTACTTTTCGTAGCGTGTCAAGCATAAATTTCAAACTGTCTTGAAAACTTTTCAAATGTGGTTTAATATGTTGATAGACAAGGAGGGATACTATGGGATCGCGTGATAATTTTGTACAGATCTTTAACGATCTTTTCGCTAAAAAAGGTTGCACTCAGGAAGAGCTTGCTGCTTACGTTGGCCAGTCGCGTCAGGCCGTCGGGAAGTGGCTCTCCGGACGTGGTTTCCCGCGTGCCGAATCTCTTGATAGTATTGCGAAATTCTTTGGTGTAACCGTTGCAGATCTGGTTGGTTACGAGGATCAGGAATCCAAGCTGCTTCGCATGTTCCGCGCTATGAACGCGGATGGCAAAGCAAAACTGATCGAGCGTGCGGAGGAGCTTATGCTTCTCCATGGGGAAAAATCATCGTATAGTGCCATTCAGAAGGAGGCATAACGCATGAACGCCGTCATATATGCCCGCTTCTCATCCTCCGCCCAGCGTGAGGCGTCCATCGAACAGCAGATCAATGTTTGCGTGTCGTTCGCTGAACGTTCCGGTTATACCATCATTCAGACGTACTCAGACCGCGCTCTGACGGGCCGCACGGATCGCCGCCCACAATTCCTCCAGATGATAAAGGACGCGAAAAATGGCGGTTTCTGTGCCGTTATCGTGTATGCTCTCGATCGCTTCTCCCGGGACAAGTATGACAGTGCCAGATATAAGCACGAGCTTCGGGCCTGCGGCGTCCGTGTTGTGTCCGCCACCGAACCGATCACGGACAATCCGTCAGGCATCCTGATCGAATCCGTCTTTGAAGGCCTTGCCCAGTACTACAGTGCGGAACTTGCCCAGAAGATCAGGCGCGGGAACGAGGATAACGCAAAGAAGTGCCTGGCATCCGGATCGGTGCCGTTTGGGTTCCGGCGCTCCACTGACGGGCACTATGAGATCGTTCCGGAGGAAGCTGAAATCGTCCGCGAGATCTTCCGCCGGGTGAATGCCGGAGAAACATACGCCGCGATCTGCCGGGACCTGAACGCCCGCGGAATCAAAACACGGCATGGATCCACATGGAACCGATCATCATTCGGGACGATCCTGCACAATCAGCGTTATATCGGGACGTTCGTCTCCAAATACCATGTGCAGGAAGATGCCATCCCCCAGATCATCGAAAAAGACCTGTTCTACCGTGTGCAGGGCGTCGAGCGCGTCAAGACCGGCCCCCGCCGGACGCCTAACGGATATTACTCCCTGACGGGGAAACTGTTCTGCGGCATGTGCGGCGATGCCATGACTGGGACCAGCGGCACGTCCAAATCCGGGAAGCTCTGTTTCTATTACACCTGCCACGGGCGTCGCGCCCACCGGTGCGATCAGCGGAGCATCCCCCGGGATCTGCTGGAGGACACTATCTGCCGCGCCATCTGGGACGATGTGCTCTCTGATGACAGTATCCGCTGGATGGCCCATCATACGATCCTCGATCAGGACAAGCTGCGGGCCGACTCTGATTTGGACATAGTACAAGCGCAGTTGGTACAATGCACCAATCAGAAACGCAATTTGCTGAACGCCATCAAGGCGGGAATATTCACCACGACCACCAAGGAAGAGCTGCTTCGTCTCGAGCAGGAAGAAGCGGACCTGTCCCGGAAGGTCGAGCAGGCAAAGGCGGATCTGGAAGCCGCGCCGACGGAAGACGATATCATCAGTTTCCTTGAGCTGTTCCGGGAAGGCTACACTGATCCGGAGTTCGCCCGCTCAGGATTGCTGGATGCGTTCGTAACGCGTGCGGAAGTCTATACAGATCACATTCTGGTGTACTTCCGCTTAAAAAAAGAAGACCGGCAGAAAACTGTCGATCTTCCTCCGGCGTGGGACGAGTGTTCGTCCAGTACCGTCAAGTGGACTTGTCGAAACTCAAAACGAACACTTTACCATTCCAACGGATATTTTATACTAAGAATCGCGGCATAAAAAAAGAGCCCCGGGAGTGATCTCCCAGGGCATTTCTTATTCTTCGTCTTCGTCAGGCGGTTCGATTGGTGCCGCCTTGTCCACTTCCGGCAAACCAGTTGCCAGGCTGGTCAGGATGCTGAGAACAGCGGCCGCACCACTCACACTCAGCGCACGGAGCCACTGGATCTCCTCCAGGGCCGCGCCCACCGCGATAAACCCAACAAACGTCTGAGCAAATGTCCGGGCCGC